AGTCCAGTACTGGACTCCATACGTAGGCGAGAACTGATATAATAAATATATCAAGCATCAAAATAAAATAAATTATGGCAAAGTTGTTTGGATTTTCTATTGAAGATAACGAACCAATATCTTCCGATGTAGTCTCTCCCGTTCCACCTAATAACGAGGACGGGAGTGATTTTTATCTTACCAGTGGATTTTTTGGATCCTATGTAGACATTGAAGGTGTTTATAGAACAGAATTTGATTTAATTAAAAGATATAGAGAAATGGCACTTCATCCGGAGTGCGATAGTGCTATTGAAGACATTGTTAATGAAGCAGTTGTAAGTGACACTAATGATAGTCCAGTATCAATTGAACTATCAAATTTAAATGCAAGTGATGGAATAAAGAAAAAAATTAGGGATGAGTTTAGATATATTTTAGAGTTATTAGATTTTGATAGAAAATCGCACGAAATTTATAGAAACTGGTACGTTGATGGGAGATTATATTATCACAAAGTAATTGACCTAAAAAATCCACACGAAGGCATTCAAGAACTTCGTTACATAGACGCAATGAAAATGCGTTATGTTCGCCAACAAAAACAAACAGAAAAAGATAAGAAAATTTATAGATTGGCAAATGTAAATATTGATGACCCAATGTCTTATGAATTTCCAGAAATTGAAGAGTATTACATTTACAACCCCAAAATGACATATCCAACTACCAACCCGTCTTCTATGGGTGGTACTGGAGGGATTAAATTTTCAAAAGATTCCATCACTTATTGCACATCTGGACTTGTAGATAGGAATAAAGGTTCAACTCTTTCTTATCTACACAAAGCAATTAAGTCTCTCAATCAACTTCGTATGATTGAAGATAGCCTTGTTATTTACAGACTATCTCGTGCTCCAGAACGTCGTATTTTTTACATCGATGTTGGAAATCTACCAAAAGTAAAAGCAGAGCAATATCTTCGTGATGTAATGATGCGTTATAGAAATAAAATGGTCTATGACGCAAATACTGGAGAGATTCGTGATGATAAAAAGTTTATGGCAATGCTAGAGGATTTTTGGCTTCCAAGGAGAGAAGGTGGTAGAGGCACTGAAATTTCCACTCTTCCTGGAGGTCAAAACTTAGGTGAAATTACTGATATTGAATATTTTAAAAAGAAACTTTATCGTTCATTAAATGTTCCACCATCAAGAATGGATGGAGAAGGTGGATTCAATCTTGGCCGTTCATCAGAAATTCTTCGTGATGAGGTTAAATTCAGTAAATTTGTCGCACGTTTAAGAAAAAGATTTTCTTATATGTTCAATGATATGTTAAAGACACAATTGATTTTAAAGAATATCATTACTCCAGAGGATTGGGAGAGAATGGATGAACATATTCAGTATGATTTTCTTTATGATAATCATTTTGCGGAACTTAAAGATGCAGAACTTTTGAATGAAAGATTGAATATGGTTCAAGTTGCAGAACCTTATGTTGGAAAGTATTTTTCTCAAGATTACATAAGAAGAAAAATTCTCCGTCAAACTGATGAAGAAATTATAGAACAAGATAAAATTATAGAAAAAGAAATTAAAGATGGAGTAATTCCAGATCCAAGTATTGCTATGGATCCAACAACAGGAATGCCTTTAGGTCCAGAAACAGCACAGATGGATTTGGGAAGACCAGTAATGGAACCAAATCTCGATGCTCAAGGTGCTGCAACAGAAGTAGATGCTAGAGTTGCAGAAATTCCTAAGGGCGGTGAGATCTAAAGAAAAACGATTAACTAAAGGTATTAGAAAATGGATGATCTTCTGGATATGATTGTTGCTGACGAATCGCCGTCACAAGTAAGTGATAAGATTAAAGAGCTTCTTTTTGCAAAGTCTGCAGAAAAAATCGATTCTTTTAGACCAGCAATAGCAAATTCTATGTTCGATGTTGCAGATGAAGATACGTATGTGGATGAGGAAGAGTGATAAGTGGATGACTTTGGAGTTAAGATAGATTTATCAGATTTCTTTTCTTCAGTAAGCACTGAGAAGAAAAAGAAAAAAGAAGAATTTAACTCAATTGTTGGTGAATTAAATTTAAATAGTATCTTTGAAGAAGTAACTACTTTAAAGAAAAAGACTAAGATCAAAAAAAAGAAAGAAGAAAAGACTTTAGAAGCATTTGAAAATTGGTTGTATTCTAATAAAGTAAAAGAACAACCAATAGAAGAAGTTCAGGAAATTGTAGAAGAAGTTATTGATGAAGTTCAAGAAATTGTAGATAATATAGTAGAAAAAAATACGGGAAAGGATTCATCATACGAATGGTGTGTTGAAGAATCACCAAAAACAGATGAAAAATCTGAATCACTCATAGAAAAATCTTTAGGACTTCTTTCTGAACCTTCAAACACAAAAGTCCAAAATGATCCACTCACTCCTCTGGATCAAAAATTTGCAACACTTGATGATTTACAAAAGCATTACAATCTTTTCATAACGAGAATTCAACAACAACTTTCCACTCTGGGTGGAGGTGGTGAAACTCGTCTTGAGTTTCTTGATGATGTTGACAGAGATAGTGCAAAGACCAACAATTACTTTTTACAATATGACGAAACAATTAATAAGTGGATAGGTTCTAATGATGGTTCAACCTTAAGCGGTATTGTTACTTATATCGATGCTGGCCCAAATATTTTTGTTTCATCTCACGTAGGTATTGTAACTGTCACTGGAATTGGATTAACTATTGGTGATGCACCTCCAGCGGATCCAATAATTTATCCCCTTTGGTGGGATAGCACTGTTGGAAAACCATACCTTTATTACCCAGATAGTGATAGTACACAATGGGTGGAATTTGCACCTGGATGTGGTGGTGTTGATGGAAGTGGTGGAGGAGGATCAAATCTTCCACAAAATCTAGATGTTACTCTGGGATATGGCAACACTTCCAATCTCGGAATGAGTGTTGGAGTTGTAACTGCGATTTCTTACTATGGCAATGGCTCCACATTAAGTGGTATTGTCACTTATCTGGTTGCAGGAACTGGTATTGATATATCAGCAAATACTGGAGTTATTACTATCAATGCGACAGGTATTGGTACTAATGGAGAACTAGTTCAAGTAAATTCAAATTGGAATGCAGTAACAGGTGTTACATCTATTCTCAACAAACCAGTAATTCCTGCAGCGCAAGTTAATAGTGACTGGAATGCAACTACTGGTATCTCATCAATCCTCAATAAACCCACAATTGTTAATCAAATTATTGCGGGAACGGGAATTACAATTTCTCCTACAAATGGAATTGGAACAGTCACAATCAATGCAACTGGTTTAGGAACTGCAACAAGATACTATGGCGCTTATTCCGATACAAGAACTCAAGCTTGTTCGGGAATTGGCATATCAACTCCAATGCTTTTGAATAGTGTGGATGGCCAAAGTGGATTTACTTTATCTGATGAGAGTAAAATTACTTCTACCTATGGTGGAGTTTATAATACACAGTTCTCTGTGCAGTTAGATAAACCTTCAGGAGCTACTGGAAATATATGGATTTGGCTAAGAAAAAATGGGGTTAATATGCCTTATACAAATAGCACTGTTGCAGTTCAGGGAACAAATGCAGAAACAGTTGCTGCCTGGAACTTTATAATTAGTATGAATCCCGGAGATTATATCGAATACATGTGGATGGTAAGTGATACTCAGGTTCAACTTACTCAAACCAATCCAATTACATCAATTCCGGCACCAGGAACTAATGTTCCAGTAAATATTCCCGGAATTCCATCAGTCATTGTAACCATTCAGCAGGTTTAGAATTATGGCGATTAATTTTCCAAATTCTCCATTACTAAATCAAATTTATAATACCGCAGGTCGTTATTATAAGTGGAATGGTGTTCAATGGGCTTGTGTTGGATTTACAAGTTGCGTAATAATTTCTGGAGTTACAACATACTATCAAGCAACAACTTTTGATGATTATATTGCAATAAATGCAAATGTTCCTGTTTTGATAGATCTTCCAGCGTCTCCATTAACAGGTAAAAAGATTACAATAAAAGATGAGGGTAATAAGATATCTACATATAATGTAACGGTTCGTGCTGGTATTGGTGCGAGTGTTGAAAATGATACCTCAGTTGTGATGAAAATTAATCATCAAAGTTTTACTTATTTCTACAACGGTTCTAACTGGTTCTTAGTATAATGTCTTACAATCCTCTTCCACAACCAGCATCCATAGGATTTGGAACATTTGGTTCTACTGGCATCGTAACAGTCACCAATATCAATCCTTTTCCTACATATTTACAAAACATTGAGACAACAAGCAAGGGAAGACTTAAGGTATCCACCCCAGAAGTTATTTTCTTCAATACATTTCAGTATGGAATTGAGACTGATGTGTGGGATACTAGAGTTAGTGTTGGTGCAACAGCAGTCTGGGATTACACCATAAGTGGTATTGCAATGTCTGTGACTTCTTCTGCAGGTTCAGAAGTCATTCGTCAAACCAA